CGCCTCTTATCCCTGGGTGTGTGTTGTCACCCCCTTACCATTAACTACACGTCTACCACCACGCTGCTGAGGTCGTCGCCACCCACCTCGATGGCTATTTCCTTGCCCAGTTGTTTCACCAGTTGCAGTAGCAATTCCTGGTCGGGCGCTGCGAGGCTCATTCCGCTGTCGCGGAACTTGCGCTGATACAGCTGCTGCTTTTGGTGGAGATCTTTGGCCAGCTTTCGCAGGCTGGCTTGTGCGGTTAGTCTCCATATTTCGTAGCTCTCCTTGAGCTGTTCCTGGTTTATTGTCAAGGGCATCTCCTTTCGGTATGTTATGAGGCGTGGGCTCAACTATAGTGTGTCCGTACACTGCCGGTATTTCAACCTTCAATGTTGTGTCGAACAACACTGGTAGTTGATCCAACGCTGTGCACTTCGCGACCTTTTCATCCAAAGCTTCAAGCTCGGATTGGTCTATCTTGAGTACCTGGGCCATAGCGCGGGAAATTGATTCCCTGTCAGTCTGTGGCCAGGCATTGGACATTTTATGCTGTTCCTCCCTCAACAATCCTTTCGGATCTAAACCAGTTAACTCTATCACTTTACGTGACCAAGTACCGATAATTGGAGTCATCCGGTCCGTCACACTATAACCATGGGCCTTGTTAGCCAGGGCTTGGGCTGGTGTCACGGACTTGTTAGCTGAAATGTGTAGTTTGGACAATGTGCGCATTGGGTCTTGAAAGCTGTCCTTTGAAGTCATGGGGTCAACGAAATACCTACCCAAATATGGTAATGGTTCTCCCTCCCCCACGATTGACATCTTTATAGACAATCCCAACTTTTCTGATGTTGCTTTAAGTTGTTCAGCAAGGCCGGGAATATTGGGTTGGGCTCCATCATCTCCATACACCAACCCTATTCCTTTGGCAGCGGCGCTTGCAGAGTGTCCCAAATTTCTCAGGGAACAATATACCACATAAGCACATATCATGGTATTTCCATCCGTCGTTTGTGGGCTTCCGCTACGCGTCCCATAACCCGGTTCAAATTTGACTCCATTGGCTGTGACCCCGGTCTGTTTAAATACTTGCATCAAGCAGTGACGTAACTCGGCCTTATACTCTGGAGCTACCCAGCGCATGTATGCCGCCATCATCACATGTTTTTGCAAGAACTCTGACACTGTTCCATCAAGCCGGCTATAATCAATGCATATCCACTCGGAAGTTGATTTCGAAAACCATCCGGGTCGGCATAGATCCGCCAGCGACCGAACCGTTTGCGTTGGATTTCTCCCAGGTCCATACCATTTTAATGCCTTTAAACACGCATTCTTAAATGCTAATGTGTAAGACGACAACATAATGGTAAGCTCTGGGGCCATTGTTGTTATGTTCCTTGGGTCTGTGATCTTTGCATAAGCCTCAGCTTTTATAAAAGCTTGTAGTCTATTTGCGGGTGTGGTTGTAAGCGTGGCTTCCACTTGCTTAAAACGGGCCCTCTGCTGTGTTGTTGCTTGCGCCTGGCGCACTTCATCCACTGATAGTGGGGTTCCTACATTAGATTTAGTGACGATGTGATTGACAAACTCCCGCGCATACTTTTTATAAATGCGTGGGGGAATACGTTCATTTCGCACCTTATTTATCCTCCCTTTAATGGTGGCCTCATCAGAGTTTACCCCTCGAGAGGGCATAACTGCTGGTTCGCTCACAACAGGGGGCGTCAAATTTGCCTCAACAGGTGTCCCGTCCTCGGTCGCCAACGTTCCTAATGGCGTATAGCTACTAACCACTCCATTTGTTAAAACCACATTCCTATCCAACGACAGGTTCATCATGTTGAAAACCAAAGCGGCATTGGTTGCTGCATCTGCATCACCCCCTGCCCTCAATAATCTCTCAACATCGGACATCAACGGTGCTGCACTCTTATTTTCGAGGCGTTGTTTTATAGCCATATATAGGCGCCCCGTAATGTTCACTGACTGCCAAGACTGGTCAGGAGCAATACTAAGACTATCCTTTATAGGTTCATAAAGCACGTTAACGTCACCATTCTTTACCTGCAATCGCTGAATGGACTTTACTGGTGGTAAAAACCAATAGAATGGGGATGGTATTCTAGCCATGGGTGTAAACACCACATACCGATGATCTGGATCCCCGGGTATCTCGCGTTGTTCTAAATTGAATACATTTAAGTACCCATCTTCATCAACCACGCTCACATGGTCACCTTCGTACGCCCACAGGCTATGGCTATAACTAGAGCCACCCGCTACCTGGAACTCCACCTTATTATTAACAAAGCGGTAAGAATAATCCGTGGTTCTACCCACTACTGTCCTTGGGACAAAGGTATACATTAAAATAGGTCGGAAATACCGTAACCATTTGTTGATGTCAGTATAATAATCAACATCACACATAATAATTACATCATCCGACTGTACCTTGTCATCACAGTAGGGTGTTGCCAGGTCCTTCAATCCATAAAAGTAACGGGTTCCCCTGCTCTCGTCTGTTGGACTTTGCGAGACGTTATAGGGTTTGTAACCAGCCTTTGTAACTACATCATTCATGTAAGTATTGAATGCTGTACGATACGAGGCAGCCGTGGGGTGGGAATGTGACATTCGCGTAGGAAAGCGACTCAATGGCTCCTCATTTAAAAAGAGGTGGCGTAAATTCACAGGCCGTTGAATCACGCGTTCTACCCACATTGACACTAACCTAATGTCGGGATAACCTAGATGCCGAATGAGATGGCAAACGAACCATGCAACATACATGATGCGTACCAAGCCATATTTTACTCTGTTGAAAGCCCTAACAAGTAGTGACTCTCCAACATCTTCGGGTAAACAATCAGCTTCTATATACTTGTTC